ACAGCTAAGAATAGAACTGTGTGAGTTCATTGCGTAAATCTAAATGAATTATTTTTTGTTTTTCAACCACAAAGTAAACTATATGACTTTCTTTTTCTTCAATTTGCGTATGACAGTGATTGATTGATTGTTCAGTACATCAAGAGCGCGCTCATAATTAACGAGTGGACGAAAAAATTCAAAATCATTATATATATAAATAGCTTTATTATCTCCTTCTTTAACATTACTTTAAAACATCTGAAATGGAATTATTCAAAGATGAAATCTGTTATTTTGTTCAAAACGAAAAAAATCACATAAGCTTTATAGGCTGTAAGAAATGTGGTTGGTCTGTAAATCATCTTAATTTAGAACAGGAAGAAGAAATAGAGTATTCAACGAACAATTATGAGTCAACTAGCGACTTTTCTAAACGACATTATACATGTATATGTAAATTGTTTGAATCTTCTATTATATGCTGTTCTAGAGGATATGAAAATTTGCTGCTTGCTATTCCTTCCATTGCTTTTCATTCACCTGTTCCTCTTTGTTCTACAGAAAATACATTTATTGTTGGAACATCAGATTTAGCTATCTGTATTTCAAGAAGTGAATTGAATAAATTGTACGAAATTACTAATAAGACAAAACTAAATGCTATGAACAAATATTATCAACAACAAAAATTTGTTAAAATTGATATCGTAGATAAAAATATATAATATAAAATGTATAATGTGCTTTTTCAATGTCCATTTACTTTACTTATATCAGGTGCATCCCAAAGTGGAAAAACAAATTTAACATTTAATATTCTAAAATTTAAAAATGAATTATTTTCAAAGGAAACTAAAAAGACAATATTATTCTATAAGAAATATCAATCAATATATAATGATATGCTGAAAAGAAAGCTAATAGATGAGATGATTGAAATAGATGATAAAATGATTAGTGAAAATGATTTTGTAAAACTTGTATCTCCTTTTAAAAACAAAGGAGGATCTCTTTGTGTATTTGATGACTGTATGGAATATGTAGATGAAAATAGTAGTAAAATATTTACAAAAGTAGCACATCACGAAAACTCAAATGTTATTTTTTTAACTCAGTCGCTTTACATTGATAATAAATATTATAGAATGATGTCAAAAAATGCAAACTATATGATTGTTATGAAAAACCCAAGAGATGTTTCGCATATAAGAACTCTAGCGAGTCAAATGGGGATGGATCAAAAACTCTTAATATCAGCATACAAAGATGCAACAAAAAATTCTTACAGTTATTTACTTATTGATTTTTACCCTACTACACCAGAGCACATAAGACTGAGATCATCAATTTTTAGACATGAATTTCCTATGAAAACTTATATGCAAAAAAACTCTATTTAAAAGTTTAGTTGTTAAAATAAACTATTTAAAAATTACTTTGTATTTTTTATTTATTAGTTTGAATTGAAAATGAGTATAAAAGAAAAAAAGGTATATCTAAACTTACTTAAAGTTTTCAAAAAACTTAAAGCTGACGAGCGATCTCACATTATACCCTATTTAAAAAATGACGCAATTGAATTTTTGTGTGAATGTTTCCATAATGTATTATACACAGATATTGGGATTAAAAATAAATCAAAAATAAAAAAGAAACTAAAAACTCAGTGTTCAGTTCATAGGTTGAAAACTATCGCAAATAAAACAAAACCTTTAACTGCTAAAATAAATGCATTAAAACAAGAAGGCTCTGGAATCGGTTTAATTTTATCCGCTGCTATACCTTTCTTAATGAACCTTTTTGGTGGAAAATAAAATAAAATTTAATATGTCTACTCATTATGAATGTATGTATTTGATACCTAAGGATTTTTATGATAAATTGTGGACTTATATGGATGAACATGAAAAAAATAAAGTAGATAAGTTAAATAAAACTGAAAATACAACGATCGGTAATGAAGAAGGGGCATTTCCGGATTTACATCACAGACCAGATTTACCTATTTTAAATGACATAAGTACTAATGATGGTAATGATGGTGATGATGACGATAATGATGATGACAATTATGGTGGAGGTGGAAACTCAGAAAACAATAACCTATCACTAGAAACTCAGAATTCTAACACAACTGTATCGTCACCACCATCAAGTCCATTTATTAATGTTCGTCCTAATAATACAAGTACACCTATACATCAAAAAAGTTTTTCTTATTCAGAATCTGATAACTCTAAAGTTTCTAAAAAGAATAATAAAAAGAAAAAACAAGACGTTAGAGAACAAATCCCCATCAATCTACCTGGAATAGTTCCAATTAGTGAAATAAACAAATCAAATGAAAATATTCCAATTAACCTTACTCTACAATCAAAATCTAACCAAATTCCTTTAACGTTTCCATTACCATTACAATTACAATCAAAAGAAAAACAAATTCCTATTACTTTTCAAAAAACATTGAACAATAAACCGGAAAATTATAATTCAATCAATAAACAAAAACTAACAATTTCTCAAATTGTTCCGTCAATTGAATTACCATCAATAGATATTAGTGCTAGTGCTAAAAAAAGAAAAAACAAAAGTCCTACAGTTATTCAAGTCCCATCATCATCAACTGACATTATTAAGACTAATAAAAATAAAAGTTTTAGATGTAAAACGTGTAAAGAAAACTTTGGTTACCTAAAAGATTTAAATCTTCATCTGTTAACTAAACATCCTAAAAGTAAACAAGTAAAAGAAACTAATATCAATTCTAATTTTAGATGTGATATTTGTGATATTGATTTTGAAAAAAAAATCTTCTTGACTGAACATGAGAGATTTCATAAAAATAAAAATAAACCAACAAAAGCATATTTAGAGTGGATAAATGATAATAATGACATGAAAGATTCTAGTGCTGATAGTAATTTAATTGATTTAAGCTCTGATGATGAACAAATGAATAGATCTGTTAAACATTTGAATTCTGATGATGAATCAATGAATGCACCAACTCAAACAGTAACTATTCCTGACAATGATGGCTATTTTTTTGACAATTATGATATTGCAGCATTTCAATGTAAATTATGCCCTTTATATTTCAACAGTCAAAAAAACCTCGATAGACATCTACATAATATACATAGTTCTGATAAGAATTATAAAAGCTGGCTTGAACAGGGAAAGAAAAGAAAACTTAACAAAAAAGCTTATGAATCCGTTAGTTTGGGTGATGTTAGTAATAAAAAAAAGAAATACGATTATAATTTAGAAAAACCTGAGTTTCTATGTAAACTTTGTGATATGTACTTTACAAATCAAAAAAGTTTAGACAGACATTTAAAAAATATTCACGATTCTAATAAAGATTATGTTAGTTGGATAAATAAAGGAAAAAAGAGAAAAATAGAAGAGAGTATTGGAATTAAGAATAACATTGATATACCAAGAAAAAAGTTTCAAAAAAATTATTATAAATGTAAGCTTTGTAATACTAATTTTTCAAAAAATAACATTCTTACAAGACATATTAAGAATATTCATTCGGCAGATGAAAATTATATTTCGTTTTTACCTCAAGGAAAGAAAAGAAAAGACGTTGGAAAGTAAAATTTATTTAAACTTTTAAACATCTATAAAATCGTACATAAAATAATTTGCAATTTTTTCAATTTCATATTCATCATATAATATTAAATCAAAATCTATTGTTCCCCAATTGAAATCATATATATCAAATAAATATTTTACAGATATCTCAAATGTTGTTTTTCGTTGAAACATGTTAGCACAGAAGTTTTTATTTTTGAACTGAAAAATAATTTTGATTTTCGTCAAAAAAGTTAACTCTCTTTTTTTCTCACGCTCCTGTATTTTAAATTTAAGCGCGCTTGTTCCAAATTAAGTTTTGATTTTGAAACGGCTTTCTTTTTTCAATAAAATAATATTTCGTATAAATAGATGATTTTCAAGCTAATTTATTCAGTCTGAAATTTTCATTCATTACTTCAACACTAAAACTAAAAACTAAAATTCAATATGTCTTCCTCATCTACCCAAGATATCGTCTCTCCTCAAAATCCTGAAACTTTCAATGTCTATCATATTGAAAGTGATGGTAAAATCGTACACCTTAATCCACCTGCTTCACCTTCACCTGATGGCAAAGAAAATATTTCCGAAACTCAAAATCTAACGATTGAAATTCCTACAACCATGGAAACGGAAGTGCCTGAAACTCCACCTCAATCACCATGTCTTTCACCTGGACCTGAAAGGATGGAGGATTTTGACCAGTATTATTCAAATGAAAATGACCAGGTCGGTCAGGCAACTCAAATGATTTCTGAAACTGAGGTCGGTCAGTCAGCTCAAATGAACAATGAAACGGATGAGGCTGGTCCAAGTATTAAGACCGAAACGACTGAGACTGATACGGATGAAGCCGGAGCGGAGTCTGACGAATATTCGGAAGCAAAACTTAGGTATAAAGAATTTCATTCTTATTTAGAAAAACTTGTTTTATCAAAATTATTAAAATCTGAACAAAAATATAAATAAGAATAGTTTTATAACTAGAATTATTTTACTTTTAGATCTCAATTGTTAAATGAAGAATATTTCCAAGAAATGCGAACCGCTTATCATGAAGAGATGGAAAATTTTTTTTCTCTTCTAAGACAATATAAAACGACTGAAAAAGACCGTACAATGATATATTCATATTTCGCAACGTCTTTTAAATTTCTTTCTGATTATGTTATGAACGAAGTAATGTATCGACAAAGATGGTGGTAAAAGATTAATTTTCTATATTTCAGATTACTCGAACTCAAATTTCATCTAAATAATATTAAAGAAAATTATGATCAAATTAACTTAATTATTTTCAAATTAAATCTAATTCACAGTTCTGTATCACAAAGCAATGAAAAAAGAAAAAATATTAGAAATTTAATTAATAAATTGACTGAAGTCTTAGACTTCATAAATATTTCATTTTGGCATTTTAATAAGATTTTAAATTATTAAATTATATTTTTTCAGATTATGGCATATTAAACATTCATTTGACGAACTGAAATATAGACACAACTATCTTGTTTCCCTACTTGCTGATATTGAAAGAATAAACATTTCACCTATTTTACCTTTCACCAATAGAGAAAAATACAGACATTTGACACAATTATTTTCAAAATACGATCAAATGATTAGATACTCATATGATGACCTTAGTATATTAGAGCACTCTTTGGATTTATCAACCAAATTTTGATTACAATTATATTTCTTTCTAGAGGAATATCAAGCAAGAAATGTTCATATCCTCGATACTTCTGTGTGTTTAAAGAAGACAAGGATAACAAACTTTTTTATGTGACTAAAATGTACTATTAATAAACTATTACCTTAAAATTTTTTACTCATTTCAGAATCAGAACCAGAAATCCAATTTATTATAAAGACTTTTATGTTTATGAACAAAAAAAAGAATTATTTTATGTTTCATCTGAAATGTTAGGTAAAAATATAGCGAAAATGAGAAAATTCAACAAAAATGTAAAATATTTATAATTTTTTATAATTTCAGAAACATAAAATTAAAAGTTTTATCACTAGAACAATCAATTAAAGATTATTGTGGATCATTAAATGAGGAGATTGAATCAATTAAAGATTATTGCGAATCATTAATTGCGGAGATTCAACGAATTGAAATTAGTTCATATTATCTAAAAAGTCAATATGAAAAATATGAGGAAAATTATCGATTGATGTTTAATAGTAAATCTGAAAATATGTAAATTTGAAATTATGTCTGTGTAATAATAAACTAACATTTTGTTTTAATTTGTACATAATTGTAAATAAAATAAATTGCGCAATTTATAATAGTTGTTTTTATTTAACAAAAAGTCCGTCCATGACAATGTCAGGTAGTCGAACTCGGATTCTATGATCACGAGGCGAACACTTTACCAACCGTTCATTGTCTGGACGGTAAAAAGTTATATTGAAATTGAGTATAAATTCTAAAAGAATTTATTTAAAAAAATAAAAAGTTACCTATTGTTACCGTTGGGGGGAATCGAACTTGAGTTGCCGGGTCACAAGTCCGATGTTATACCATCACTCCAACGGCAGCAATGGTGAAAAGGGATATTTTAATTACTTATTTATACACTTTGTTCATTTATTAAATTGTATTTACCTATTTACACAAGCATCGAAATTTGGAGTCAAAAGAAAGAAGCATCGAAAGCCGGGGCAAAACCGGAAAAGGACTGGTCCGGCCGCCGGACCAG